GAACGATCTGGACCGTCTTAGGGAGAGATGAGCCTTGAAAGACAGGGGGGGTCGGCATTGGGCTAAAAAAACGATCGCCTTTATGGCCGTTGCACTTAGCGCAGATAGCTGCACAATTTAATGGATCGAAGGTGTCTCCACCCTTGGCACGTGGGTATATGTGATCTACTTGATTAGCCTCACCACCACACGCGTAGCAGATGTAACCATCACGTGCTAGTACTACTAACCTAAGATCTTTCCATCGTTGTGTACCTAATGAGCGTTGATGTGCTGGCTTCTTATTAACCACTAATGCCAACCCTTCTTATCTAAATGCTCAGCTGCAAGGCATGCATTAGCCTCACCATTTACAAGCCCATATCTATGTGCTATGTATTTATAGTGTAGATCAATCTGTTCTCTAGGTGTTAGTTTAAGTACCATCTTGTTACGCATCTGGCCTAGACCATAATGACTACCATTACGAGCTTTATAATCCCATCTTGATTCTTTAATGATTATGTAGTTATAACAATCAAATTGATCGTATGTCTTGAACTTATGATAAGCGTAAAGCTTTAGATTCATAATTGAATTATCAACAGCTACGGAATTAGTCTTTTCAAAGCATAAGATCTCAATGAATACAAGGGTGGCAACTAGCGTGCACCTCGCGAGCGACCCCTGCAGGGGCTCGCGTTTCGGCTTTGATAGCCGATGCGATCGTGAGCGTACCATACGTGTCAAATACATTAGCAAACTCATTAACATAACCGCAGGTCACAAGGCGTGTCGTAGAAAGGCACAATGTTGTATTGATCTATCCAGTTATAATCGTACCCAGCCTCGCTCATGGTTTACTACCCCATCCACCACCTTTGAAAATCAACCCCGGTGCTGAGTAAATGCGAGACATTTGCAAATTACATTTAGGGCAATCCATACCGGTAACTTCATCATCGTAAGATTTCTGGACTGATCCATACGTGCCACAGTCATTACAACTGTATTCATAAGTAGGCATTATTTTGCTCCAATCAGTTGGCAAGTGTGGCAGGCCACGGTTAGAAACTTCCATCCACCACACTTACTGCATCTGCATATATCACTGTCCGGGATATGCAAAGCTTCGGCTATATTCTTTACTCCCACGCATCCGCAGGACATGCACTGATAAGCCTTGAAGCCTTCGGGCGTATCTAATTGCTCTAGCCATAAGAACTCGGTTTTAACCTTACAGCCATTACATTTGAATTGTGGGTACATTATGATAATATCCTTATTGCCTACATTGGCATTGAGTACAAATCAAGTAGTTACCACTATGTATTAACCTGTCGTCATTACAAGCTATACATAAGTCAGTAGAAGGTATGAACTTTACCTGGTCGTTTTCCATGCGCTCCAGGTAAGGTCCACCTCTTAGGATTTCTACATATCCCATTTATTCACCCCCTTTACCAGATTCAGAATCATCCGGCCAATACCATGTGCCTGCAGCTGTAAGTTTTGCCCATTTAGCATCACATTGTTCGGCTTTGGGTGCAGTGCATACATAACCTGCGTATGGTTTATTTGTGGCTTTGGCGATGCCTTCTTTCTTTACCATATCACCATGCCGGCAAGTAAAACCAACACTAACCACTTCACCAATTTCTGCAACACTTTCGCCAATAGACCAAGCAACAGGCACAGGCTCGTTGCTATTATCTTTAGATTGTGTGTCCACAATATGTAACGCCATTTCCATCGCAGCTGATTTACTTCCTGGTCTGCCATATTTAGGTGTAAATTGTTCAACTTTGCTCATCTCTTCTCTGGATGCACGTTTGCCCTTAGCTGCATAACCCGCGTTTGCAAGCGCACGGCCGATCGCTGAAGTCTCGCAGTTTTCCAGTGCAGACGTTGAATTAACACCGCGATCAGAAATGCTCTCACTAGCGAGCCCAGTCGCACACGGCTTTGCATCGGCTTCCGTTTTATATAATTCAGCACTAACAATGTATCTAGTGTCTGTGGCCTGCTCAATTTTTGTTGCCACTCTTCCATCTGGATAATCCTTCCACCATTTTTCAAGTCGGCTCTCGACTGTTTCGTAATCAGCTAAATTAAACATTAGTCAACCCCCCAGGTAAATTGCGTGTCCATTTCTGCATCCAGGACTGACTTGTATATCGAAAGGTAAGCAAGTCCGTCTTTAATACTGTCCTCGTGATTCGGTGACTCTGTAAGCCGAGAAACCTTGACGAGTGCCATGCATAATGCGACTTGACTAGCCGTAATCGGATGGTCGAGATATGCCGACCAGAGTTCACTGATCCGCTTATGGTTGTGGTAAGGATGACCGTAGACCGCTCCGCGTTCGTGAATCGTACTGACAACATCGGCAAATAACTTCTCAGTTGTTGTCGGCATTAGTTTTGTTCTCAATCATTCTGCGGTGCATGTCCCAGCCATCTTTGCGGCCACGCCAGTAATGCGTTGTCTTTGCATTTTGAATTAAACCGTAGGCATAGATAATGCCAACCATTGATGCTACCCATAGCAAGCCTGCTTCTTTAAGTGTCATGCGCTTGGCTGCAATCTAGCTGCAAATAGTTCAAGTACCACAGCTGTATTGGTATCTTGATTCTTAACCATAAACTCATCGACTTGCAATAAGACTTCATGGATTTGATCTGCTAGATCTGTGCGACCTAGATCAGATAGTAGTTGTATTGCATCATCTAACGTGTCAATCGTTTCACCTCTGAGAGTGTTCTTGCGAATCACTTCATGTGTATGTAGCAGTATTTCTTGTGCTGTCATATAGCCCTAACTATGCCTGCATACTTTGCGGCACAGCTGTAGTGTTGCACTTGTGTATGACTTTGTGGATAGTTTAGGGCGTAGTTTGTATAACGATTAGGTAACGATGTTACCCGTAATACTTGCCCAGTGCGGTAAATGAGCCATCCTTATTGATCGGCACTAACGTAGGTGTCAGTGTCTTTCCAACGGCTTCTAGTATAGCAATACCCATCTGCCAATTCGCGCTTCCATAGCGTAAATAAGACGCTTTTTTTCTGTCCATTAGATTACCTACCTCTACACCGTATAAGGCTCTGTAATGGCTTCCTACGCCCTCTGCATAGGCACTCATGCCTAGTCTGTGGGTGTGGCCACACAATACTGATTTACCCCACTTTTTAGCCAAGTTAAGGGCAGTAATACCAGCGTGCTGAGACATGTTGCCTTCGTCTCCATGGGCCAGCATCCAGCCCGGCTCAAACTCATAGGCTTCTTTGTGGTAGGTCATGCCCATATCGGCAAAGCCCATAAACTTAGGGTACTGCAACTCTGGCAAGCTGATTAAGCCAGGTACTTTCAATAAGGTGTTGTAAAGCCGATCAGTATGGTTGCTTCGGATGATGTGGCATTCTTTAGAATACTCACTTAGATCCCAAAGAATCTCTTTAGTAAGTTCACGATCTTGGTGAATGGTCTGCTTATAAGCCATAGGTGTTCCCTCGGCCCACTTGCTAATTGTATTAAAATCAATTTCATCCCCGACCACCAATACAGAATCAAACTTCTCCTTACGTGCTAACTTGATTACATTCTTTACAGCTGCTTCGTGATGAAATGGGATTTGTAGGTCACTTATTACTAAGTATCGCTTAATCTTCATCCTCTTCTGGAGTAGGTATGGATGGAATAATTCCGTCTTCGCCTACTACCCAATCGGGCATAGAGCCAGGACTATCCATTAAAGCCAGTGCAATAGGCTCACTAAATCCAGCCTTGCGTGCTGCCTTATACATCTCATGCTTGGCAATATAAAACACTTCTAGCTTAGATAAAGGATCAGGTGATTTACGCACCACGCGCCTATTGATTTTCTTTCGCTTACGTGTGTTAGCCATGTGTTTATTGTCTCTTACTCATAATAGAAAATAGATCATCAACACGCTGCTCTAATCTAGTTAACTGATCTTTCATGCTAGATCCACCGTTAGGTCGTAACTCGTTTAACCAGCCTTTAATAAGAAAGCGCAGACCCACTAATAAACTTGTTAATACCGCGCATACGCCAGCCCCAAAGCCAGCCCATTCTGCCGGTGTCATTTCGCATCAATGCCATAATCAACTTCTTTACCAGAAGTAGGATCAATAGCTTTAATTAGGGGTGCAACTAGAGCACCTAGAAGAATTGCATACTCTGGCTTGATGTCGCCAACAATAGC